ATGCCCCTGCTGACCCTTGAGCAGTGCCGCGCGCACTGCCGTATCGACGGCGATTTTGACGACGCCATCCTGGGTGACCTGCTGGCCGCAGCCAGCGACGCAGCCGCGGCCTACCTGGGCCGCGAGCTGTACGCCGACCAGGCCGCGCTGGACCAGGCGCTGGACCAGCTGCCGCAGGACATGGCGGCGGCGGTGACCGGGCATGAAGCCGCGGTTGCCGCCGCCAATGCCGAGACCAACGCGGCCAAGGCCAAGGCCATGCGTGATGTGGCCGATCGCCGCCTGGCCGTGGAGACCGCGCGCAGTGCGCGCCTGCTGCAGGGCATGCCGGTCAACGACAGCATCCGTGCAGCGGTGCGCCTGTTGCTGGGCCACCTGTACGCCCATCGCGAAGCCGTGGTCGTCTCCGCGCAGACGTTCGATGCACCGGCAGGCGCCGCTGCCATCGCAATGGAGCTGCCGTTCGGCGTGGCCGCGCTGCTTGATCCGTACCGATCGGCAGCAACGCCATGAACGCCGGCCACTTCAATCGCCGCATCCGCATCGAGCGCCAGGACGGCCAGCTCGATGCGTGGGGGCAGCCGCTGGACGCCTGGCAGCCGGTGGCAGAACTGTGGGCCGCCATCATCGCCGACCGCGCAGACAGCGTGCAGCGGCTGACGCTGGAAAGCCGCCTGCCGGCAACGATCCGGCGCCAGCGCTTCCATGTCCGATTGGCAGCCGCACGACAGGCAGGCATCCAGGCCGGCATGCGCATCGTGCATGACGGTCGTGTTTTCAACATCACCGGCGTTGCGCCCGACTTCAGCCGGCGCCAGACCACGGTGCTGTTCACCGAACAGTCTTCAGGCATCGCCTGAGCGACGCCAACCAGGACACCGCGATGAGTTACGAAGCACAGCTGCACGCGCTGCTGGCCCCGCTGCTGCAGGGCCGGCTGTATCCCGACCTTCCGCCGGAACCGGTCATCTATCCGTGTGCCGTCTACCAGCAGATGGGTGGACAGTCCGTGTGGTTCAACGAAGGTTCCATTCCCGAACAGAAGCACGCTCGCGTGCAGCTGACCGTCTGGGCAGACAGCCGCGCCCAGGCCAACACCCTGATCCGCAACATCGAGGATCAGGTATGCGCAGGATTGCCGACCGCCGAATCGTTCGGCGCTGCAATCGCCGTGCATGAGCCGATGCTGCACAAGTACGGCGCGCGGCTCGATTTCGGCCTGTGGTACGTCGACCCGTAAACCGCATCACCCGTGCAACACCCCAGCCCGGCATTCGCCGGGCTTTTTTTTATCCAACGAGGAAATACACCATGGCACTCAAGCTTCCCAAGGGCACCCAGTTCGGCTTCGCACCGGTCGTCTCCACCGCGATCGCCACCAGCGCGATCTCCAAGGCTGCGCCGGCGCTGGCCAGCGTTGCCGCCAACAGCGTCGACACCGGCGATGTGGTGGTCATTGAACTGCCGGGCTGGCCGGCCCTGAACAACCGCGCCACCCGCGCCGGTGCTGAAGCCACCGGCAGCGTTGAACTGCTGGGCATCGACACCACCGATACCGTGCTGTTCCCCGGCACCAGCGGTGCCGGTGTGCTGCGCAAGGCGGGCGCCTTCGTCGACCTGGACCAGCAGGGCGACCCGACCACCGCCGGTGGCGAGCAGCAGTACTGGAGCGGCACGCTGCTCGAAGACCCGACCGGTCGCCAGGTGCAGATGCCGACCTTCAAGAACGCCAAGACCATCACCCTGCCGCTGTTCTACGATCCGAAGAAGCCGTGGTATTCGGCACTGAAGAACGCTGACGCCAAGGGCGAGCCGGTGATCCTGCGGGCCAAGCTGGTCGGTGGCGACGTGCTGTACTGGTACGGCTACCTGAGCTACAACGGCGACCCGACCATGGCCGCCAACACCCCGATGGGCACCACCGCGACCTTCACCGCGCTGGCAGACTCCATCCTGGTCGAGGGCGCCTGATGTTCCAGGTCAAGGCGCCGGAGAGCTTCAAGAGCACCCTGACCATCGTCGGTCACGGCCGCGAGCAGAAGCTCAACCTGACCTACCGGCACCTGTCGGTAGCCGACTACGCCAGCCTGCTGGAGCGTCTGGGCGATGACACGTTGAGCGTGGCCCAGGCCATCCTGGACATCGTGGTGGACTGGGATGCCGATGTGGCGCTGGACACCGCCGGCGTCGAGCTGGCGCTGCAGCAGCAGGCCGGCCTGGATGGCGCCATCATCGGTGGCTACACCCAGGCCCTGCAGGTCGCACGCAAGGGAAACTGATCGAGGCGGTGGGGGCCCTGTACTGGCGGGCCCCCACCGAGTCCGAGCTGATGAAGCTTGGATTGAAGGCAAAGCACTTTCCACCACCGCAGGTCGAGCTGTGGCCGGAGTGCGTGCTTCCCATCGAACTTTTTTCGCGGGTTGCCACCCAGTGGCGCGTCGGCGCAGGTGGCCCGATCGGGCTGGATTACAACGTGGTCTACCGGGAGCTGGAGCGCGAAGCGCTCGACGGCGACCAGCATGACGAGGTGATGGCGGCCATCCGCATCATCGAACGCGCTGCCTTGGAGCAGATGCAACAGGAATGAGCCGGCCATCGCGGCAATGCCGATGGCCGATCCCGGCTCCGCCGAAGCGGAGCCGACTCTCCCGAGGAACACTCAATGAGCACTACATCGCCTGGCAGCACACGGACCACCGTGGAGGCCAGCAACGCATTGGAAACGGCCATGCAGGCAGCAAGGCGCGGCATGACCGAGATGACCGGCACCACACAGGAGTTCCAGCGGCAGCTGGAGAAGATCAACACGGTGCAGCAGGCCTTCAATGCCGTGCTGACCACCAGCGCATCATTGGTCACCGCACTGTCCACGCAGCTGACCGCCCTGAACACGCAGCTGCAGGCGGCGGCGAAGGCAGGAACAACCGCAGCGGGCGCGGACGCCGGCAAGGCTGCAAAGAAGGAAGAGAAGGCCCAACAGGACGACAAGGGCCTGGCAGGCATCCGCAAGGGCCTGGGCGGCGCGCTCGGCGACTATATCGGCAAGACCGAAAACACCGCCACGGCTGCCAAGAAAGCCTTCGACAAAGCATTCACCGGCGCCGACGAAGCGTTGAGGAGCTTCGTGACCACCGGCAAGTCCAAGTACAAGGAACTGGCCCAGTCCATCCTGTCCGACCTCAAGATGATCGCCGCACAGCAGGCACTGGTCTGGGGGGCGAGGAAGATCGCCGGCTTGATGGGGGTCGACCTGACGCCCAAGGATGCAGCGACGGACGCGGCGGCGGTGGCTGCAGGCGTGGCGACTGCCAAGGACGCCAAGGTCGGCGATGCCAAGGCGGGCGAAACCAAGGACGCCAAGGACACCAAAGGCACCACAGGACTTTCGGGGTTCCGCAAGGGCTTCGGCAGCGCGCTCGGCGAGTACATGGAAAAGACCGAGAACTCCGCCAAGTCCACCCAGGATGCCTTTTCCAAGGCGTTCACCGGCGCAGAGGCGGCACTGCAGAGCTTCGTGAAGACGGGCAAGTCCAACTACAAGGATCTGGCCAAGTCGATCATCGCCGATCTCAAGATGATCGCCATCCAACAGGCAATCGTCTGGGGCGTCAAGAAGATCGCGGGCCTGTTCGGATATGGCACGGGGGTGGAGGCCAACGCCAACGGGGGCGTCTACCAGTCGCCGAGCCTGTCGGCCTATTCCGGCGGTGTCTACAACACCCCGCAGCTGTTCGCCTTCGCCAGGGGCGCAGGCGTATTCGGCGAAGCGGGACCGGAAGCGATCATGCCGCTGCGGCGCGGGCCGGACGGCCGTCTGGGTGTGGCCGCGCACGGTGGCGGCGGTGGTGGCGGAGTGGGAGTCAGCATCCGCATCGACAACAACGGTGGCAAGGAAGTCACCACCAACGAAAGCATGCTGCAGCAGTTCGGCAACGAGATTGGCCAGTTCGTGGAACGCAAGTACCGCGAGCTGCAGAGTCGTGACCTGAAGGCAGGTGGTGTGCTCAGCAGGAGTGCCATGCAATGACCGACACCTTCACCTGGCCGGCAACCAGCCAGAGTACTGGAACCACCACCGCCGCCGTGAAGCGCGCGAAGTTCGGAGATGGCTATGCGCAGGCCGCTGCCGATGGCCTGAACGCCACTTCACGCAGTTACCAGCTGCAGTTCGTCGGCAACCGCAAAACGATCAACGAGATCGTGACCTTCCTGGATGGTCATGCCGGCCGCAGCTTCCTGTGGAAAGGGCCACTGGGGCAGGGGCTGTACATGTGTGATTCCTACACCGACAGCCATCTCGGCGGCCAGGTATCGACCATCACCGCCACCTTCGAGCAGACCTTCCACGCGTAGGCATGAGCATGGATCTTCAACGGATCGACCTGGATACCATCCAGCCCAACGGAAAGCGTGGGGAGACCCAGCGGCCGGCCTTCACCAAGATCAACCAGAACTTCCAGCAGGTTGGCCAGGCAGTCGACGGCCTGCCCGGGCAGCTCGCCGATACCATGATGCGCGCGCCGGCACGGCGCAATCGCCTGCTCAATGGCAATTTCGACATCTGGCAGCGCGGCAGCAGCTTCGGCATCTCCGGGAACTACACAGCCGACCGATGGTTCCTGCAGATGGGCAACGTCGAAGACGCCGTGTTCAAGCGCAATCCCGCAGCGGCAGGCGACAACAACTTCCCGTTCAGCACCTTCACGTTGTCGGTCAGTTCGAGTGGCAATACGGATGGCACAAACCACTTCTTTGTCTTCGAGCAGCGCGTGGAAGACGTCCGCAACTTCGCGGGCGTGGAGAGCACCGTTTCGTTCCTGGTGTTCAACGCCGGCGCCGCCGGGCGGAAGATCGCCCTTGAATTCGCCCAGACCTTTGGCGCGGGGGGAAGCACGCCTGTGCTGGGAATCGCGCCGGAGGTGGTCGAGCTGGCCTCCGGCCTGAACCGGATCCGCAGGACGGTGACACTGCCTTCCATCTCAGGGAAGGCACTGTCCGGTGACGGTGCGGCCGTGGTCTGCATATGGGTAACGGCGGGCACGCAGTTCGCCAGCCGCACCGCAGGACTGGGCGCGCAACAGGGCCAGCTGTACTTCGGAGAGTTCCAGTGGGAGGCGGGCCCGCTCGCGACGCCGTTCGAGTGGAGGCCGAAGGGGGAAGAGCTGCGGCTGTGCCAACGCTACTACCAGGTGGATGCCACTGGCGTGCCGTTCGACGGTGGATCGCGCTTCAACGCGGGCGTGGGCCTGATTCGGGGCGACAACGCGGTGTACCTCACCTACCGATTCAATCAGCGAATGCGGTCGGTACCCGCGGTCGCCTTCTCGAACCCATCGCAATGGCGGCTGCTCACGGGAGACGGTGCAACCAGCCTGACAGCGCTCAGTGCGGCGGAAGTTACGTCGACCCGCATGACCATCATCGGTGCGCTGAACACTGCCGCAGCGGGTCAGGCCGGCATCCTGCAGAGCGGAGATTCGGCAGCGGAGGGCACTGGATTGACCATGGATGCCGAAATCTGAGGTCCGCGGGAGGGCTGGAGAGCGTTCCTTCGCAACCGAAACCATCAAGGAAACAGCACAAATGCCACGAAAGATCATCGACCTCGATTCCGTTCAACCGAACGGAAAGCGGGGTGAAACACAGCGCCCGGCGTTCACCAAGATCAACGACAACTTCGCCGAAGTCTACGACGCGTTGACTGAGGTGGCGAAAATCCCGCAGATCGTGGGGAATGCCATCACCGAGCGCGTTCCAGGCAGGAATCTGCTCATCAATGGTGCCCTGCAGTTCTGGCAGCGCCGTACATCTGGTCGTGTCGGCACTGGGTCGGGGACGCTGGGCGCGGAAGTGTTCTTCGCCGACCGTTTCACGAACTCGGCGCTGGTCTGCAACCACGACGTACAGCGGGTGGCGTACGACGGGCAGGCCGGATTTCCGGAAGATACACGGTCGATTCTGGTCTGCACCGTATCCGAGGCCATCGCCAGAAGTGGCGCCTGGATGGGGCAGAAGATCGAGGGTGTCCGCAGTGCAAGCGGAGACATCACGATCTCGGTATGGGCGAACTCTGATGCGCCCGGTCGCAGTGTGGGCGTGCGTGTCATCCAGGATTTCGGAACCGGCGGCTCACCCTCGCCGCAGGTGGTGCTGGAAGCCGGTGTGCTCACACTGGGCACCACCGCCAAACGTCACAGCATCACGGTGACGTTGCCGAGTACACGGGGAAAGGTGCTCGGCAGCAACGGCAACGACCACCTCTACGTAGTGTTCGACCTGTGCGGTGCTGGTCAGAAGGGCGAGCTGGTGGCACAGAACGGCTCGTTCGGCTTTACCCAGTTCCAGGTCGAATCGGGCCGCGCAGCGACATGCTTCGACTGGCGGCCGCCAGGTGTGGAACTGGCGTTGTGCCAGCGCTACTACGAGAAGAGCTACAACCTCGACATCGTACCCAACACGGCGCACAACGAAGGGCGCGAGGCATTCTCGATCAACTCACCGGGAATGGCGCATTACCAGAGCGTGCGATTCCAGACGGCAAAGCGCGCTCATCCCTACGTGATGATCATCTCGGCCGACAACATCCAGCAGGATGGACACATCGCGGAAGACAACATCTCCCGCGTGCCCTGCCTGGTCAACTACGCCTCGCCTTCCGGGTACGAAGTCAGCTGGACCAACAATCCAGGCCGCTGGGGCGGCTGGTGGCATTGGTGGGCCGACGCCGAGCTTTGATGGGGCGCCCGCAGGGAACAGGACGACAGCAATGACGAGAAAAATCATCGACCTCGATTCCGTTCAGCCGAACGGAATGCGGGGCGAAACCCAGCGCCCGGCGTTTACCAAGATCAACGACAACTTCGCCGAAGTGTATGGCGCGCTGGATTCGCTGGAAAGCGCATTGCAGAGCGCGGCTCCAGGCAGGAACCGCCTGATCAACGGCAACTTCGATTTCTGGCAGCGGGCCACCACTGGCACCACCCAAGGCGGCGAGATCTATGTGGCCGATCGTTGGACCGTGGCAGCGCTGAGCTGCACGCATACCGCAAATCGCGGGGCCAATCTTCCTGCCGGCGGAGCCGCGCCGGAATCGCGCCGTTTCCTCAACAGCGTTGTCTCCAAGGTCAGTGCAGGCAGCAGCGCCTATGTCGCACAGAAGGTCGAAGGGGTCGCCACGCTGTCCGACGGCGAAGTGGTGGTTTCCGGCTTCGCCTATGGCCCGCCAGGAAAACGCATCGGTGTTCGTCTCATCCAGCACTTTGGCACCGGTGGTTCGCCGTCCGCCGCGGTCAGCGTAGAGCTGGGAACCGTGGCGGTCACCGCCGCGTCCTGGACCTATTTCCAGCTCAGTGCGCGACTGCCATCGGTGAAGGGGAAGACGCTGGGCAGCAATGCCGACAGCGATTTCCTGTGGCTGGTGGTGGATCTGTGCGCCGATGCCTATGGCGGTGTCATCTCCGGTCAGAGCGGAGAGTTCGGCCTTGCGATGATGCAGCTGGAGCGCGGCGACAGGGCAACGGCATTCGACCTGCGCCCGCTGGCTCACGAGCTGCAGCTGTGCCAGCGCTACTACGAGAAGAGCTACAACCTGGATGTGCCGCCTGGCACGGCCGATGGCATCGGACGCGACAACCAGTTCTACGACCGCAGTGTCGGCGTTGGCAGCACCTCGCAAATCCGGTGTCGCGTGCCCAAGCGGGCCATCCCAGCCTACACGGTCTACAGCGATGTGAACGGGCAGGCAGGGCGCATATCCGGCGCAAGCGGCGGCATCGGCACGGTGACGTCCATCGTATATGCCGGCCAGTCCGGCGCACAGGTCAATTACCAATCCGCCGCAGGCAACTGGGGCTCCTCCTTCCATTGGACCGCCGACGCGGAGCTATGACATGTATCAACTGACCGAAGAGATCGACACCATCAAGTGCCTGCAGACCGGCGCCTTCATTCCACGTGGCCACCGTCTGTGGAATGACTATGAAGCCTGGTGTACGGCAGGCAATGAGCCGGAGCCGGTACCGCCGCTGTTCGTACCCGGCTCGGCGCAGTTCCATCGCTTCATCCGCGGAAAGGCGTGGGAGTGGATGGCCCAGTGTGCCCGCGATCGCGGCTATGACAGCATCGAGAGTTGCTGCAGCTACGCGGGCAGTGCGGTGCCGCGCTATGCGCAGGACGCCATCGCCATGATTGCCTGGCGCGACGGGGTCAACCTCGCATTGGAGACTATTGAGTCCACCGCCGAGGAGAACGCGCCGGACTGGCGGCAGGTCCAGGCGCAACTGCCGCAGCCGGATGCATTCGGCTGGCCTGCCGAGCAGGCGCCGGAAATCATCGGCGGCTGAGGAGGACGACGCATGGCACGACGCACAATCGACCTTGATACCGTGCAGCCGAACGGAAAGCGGGGTGAGACGCAACGGCCGGCCTTCACCAAGGTCAATGAGAACTTCGCCGATCTCTACACGGATCTGGATGAACTCGAAACCACGGTGCAGGATCTCCGGCGCAGGCAGAACGGCCGGAACCGGCTGATCAACGGTGACTTCAGGTTCTGGCAACGGGGCAGCAGCCGCACTGTGGTGTCGCCTCTGGCGGTGTATGTTCCCGATCGCTTCCAGGTGGTATGCACCGGGGCGGGGCAGGTCGCGGTGTCACGCCGCAGCTTCGATGCCCCGGCATTCGGGGTCACGGGATTCATGAACTGCGATCTCACCGGATCGACGGCCGCGACCGAGGCGTTCGTCACCCAGCCGGTGGAAGGCGTGCAGACGCTGGCGGGAAGTACCGTGACGCTGAGCATGCAGGCATGGGCCGCGACGCCGGGCTGCCGCATCGGCGTTCGCTTCATCCAGACGTTTGGTACCAATGGGTCTCCGGACGTGACGGTCCGGGCAGGCGTCCAGGAGATCGGCACCGCGGCCGCGCTCAGGTACTTCACCGTCGAGTTGCCATCCATTGCTGGCAAGACCGTGGGAGCCAACAGCAAGCTGCACGTCATCGTCGACTTTGCGACGCCCGGTGGTTATGGCGGACAGCTTGTCGGCCAGTCTGGGTCCTTCTCGCTGACCTGCATGCAGTTGGAGAAGGGGGCGACACCTACCGACTACGACATGCGTGATGACGCAACCGAGTTGATGCTGTGCCAGCGGTACTACGAGAAGAGCTTCCCGCTGGAACAGGCACCGCAGCTTGGCATGCCGTCACCGCAGGGCGTCGCCGCCGCGTTCCAGGCAGGCCTGGCGCGCAGTGAGCAGATCTCCTTCAAGGTCGCCAAACGCACTGTGCCCGCACTCACGCTCTACTCCAACAGTGAAGTGGCGCCGGCCCTCGGCTACTGGTCGTTGTTCAACGGCAACGGGTGGTCACGTGGAATGGCTGTCCCGCTGTTCCTTCGTCCCGATGGATTCACGCTTCAGCTTGATTTCGGTTCTGGCCTGACGCCGTTCTATGCCTATCTGGTGGGCGGCAACTGGGCGGCTGACGCCGAGATCTGACCCTGGCCGTCAACACCGGCGCACGCAGCGAGGACTGCACATGACACGAAGAATCATCGACCTGGACACCGTCCAGCCCAACGGCAAGCGGGGTGAGACCCAGCGACCGGCATTCACCAAGATCAACGACAACTTCGCCGAGATCTACGCTGGTCTGGACGACGCGCAATCGGCGCTCATGCATCTGGAAGGCCGCATGGCCGGAAGGAACCCGCTCATCAACGGCGACTTCCGGTTCTGGCAGCGCGGTGCAGTGTTCCCTGCATCCACGGGCTCTCGCTACATCGCTGACCGCTGGGCGATCAATGCCATCGGCACCAGGGTGGCTGCCTCACGCGAGGATGTGCCTCCAGGCGGCGGCCAGGGAGGGCGCCTGCTGGCTGGGTCGCGCCACCTGCTTCGGCTGGAGGTGCAGAGCGTTGCCGGTGCCGGCAACATGGCGCTGGTCCAACAGCGCATCGAGGATGTCCGGACACTGGCCGGGCGCACCGTCACGATCAGTTTCAAGGCGCGCGCCTCGGTGGACGACTTCCGCATCGGCGTGGAGCTGCAGCAGTCCTACGGAACGGGTGGGTCTACCGCGCGCGACAGCATCGGCGCCTCGGTCGTGCTCGATACGCTGTGGCGATGGCACCAGGTCACCGTGGAAGTTCCCGGTCTTGCCGGCAAGACGCTGGGCCCGGACAGCTACCTGCAACTGGGCTTCTGGCTGGACGCAGGTGCCGATTTCGGCGGCCGCGCGTTCGCCGCCGGGCAGAAGAGCGGCAGCGTGCAACTGGCCGAAGTGCAGATCGAAGAAGGCGATACCGCCACCGACTTCGACCGCCGGTCCGAAGCACTGGAGCTGCTGTTGTGCCAGCGCTACTACGAGACGGTGGATGTAAACCGGATCATCGGCATCACCTACACCGCCAACGGCGACACGCGAGCGTTCATCCCGTTCAAGGTGCGCAAACGCTCAGCACCCAGAATCTCCTCGCCGTCCACCGCGCTGAACCTGGTGGGCTTCGGCAATGCCGGCAACCTGGTCAACTTCGACGGCGGAGCGCCCAGCTGGCAGTCCACGGTTGACGCGGCAGTCATCGCCTCGATGCCGAACAACATGCAGCTCTGGGGCGCGGTGGTGGTGTGGTCGACCACCTCGCAGGTGCTGGTCCAGGCCGATGCGGAGCTCTGAGCCATGACAACCCCCGCTCCGCAGGCGCCAAAGCACGCCTGCTTCACCACCACTGCCTCGCTGCGCCCAGGCCACCACGTCATCGTGCCGTGCGGCCAGGAACGGTACCCCGTACCACCTCCTCTTCCCAATGCCGCACAGGAGAACACCCCATGATCACCGCCGATGCCCAGCAGCTTGAGCCGGGTGGCCGCATCACCGTCTATGAACTCGACGCCAGCAGTTTCGGCGCCGACAAGCTCTTCTTCCACGCGCACCTGCAGAGTGGCCTCATCTGGTGGCAGGGCCAGGAATATGGCCCCTGGCCGATCGAGGCCAGCGGCTTCGAGCGCACCAGCGACCAGCCGCCGAACCCGCGCCTGCGCGTGAGCAACATCGATGGCCGCATCACCGCCATGTGCCTGTTGTTCGATGACCTGGTCGGTGCCCGCATCATCCGCCGGCAGACACTGGCCAAGTACCTGGATGCCGCCAACTTCGAGGAAGGCAATCCCAGCGCGGATCCTGGCGAGCACTTCCCTGATGAAGTCTGGTTCATCGAGCGCAAGATCGGTGAGGACAAGCAGATGGTCGAGTTCGAGCTGACCACCGCGATCGATCTCAATGGGCAGCAGCTGCCGGGCAGGCAGATCATCGCCGGCATGTGTGGCTGGCTGGTGCGTGGCGGCTATCGCGGCGCGTACTGTGGCTACAACGGTCCAGCGGTGGCCGACAGCGACGACGTCGCCACCGATGATCCGGCGCGTGACCAGTGCGGCGGTCGGGTACGCAGCTGCAAGCTGCGCTTCGGCCAGGACAAGCCGCTGCCCTATGGCGGCTTCCCCGCCGCGGGCCTGTTGCGCTCCTGATCGATCCCCTCCCGATTCCACTTTCCAGGCCCGCCCGCGCGGGCCTTTTTCATGGGTGAAACATGCAACCGACAACCCTGCAGGCCATCCAGGCGCACGCCGTGGCCGAGTACCCGCGCGAATGCTGCGGGCTGATCGTGGCCATTGAAGGCCACGAACGCTATCTTCCCTGCCGCAACGTGGCCGCCACGCCCAGCGAGCATTTCCGCCTGCCCGCTGAGGACTATGCCGTGGCCGAGGACAAGGGCGAGGTGCTGGCCCTGGTGCACAGCCATCCCGATGCCGCCGCAACGCCGTCCGACGCCGATCGGGTCATGTGCGAGCGCAGCGGGCTGACCTGGCACATCGTCAGCGTCGGCCAGGTAACAGGCGAGGCACCGCTGTGCGGTGATCTGCAGACCCTGCATCCCACGGGCTACATGGCACCGTTGGTCGGTCGCCAGTTCGCCCACGGTGTGCTGGACTGCTACAGCCTGGTCCGCGATTTCCACGCACGCGAACTGGGCATCCCGCTGTCCGAGTACGAACGCCAGGACGACTGGTGGAGCCACGGCCAGGACCTGTACAGCCTTGAACGGCTGCACGCCGAGGGCTTCGACCTGATCGAGGGCGAGCCGCAGCGGGGCGACATGATCCTGATGCAGATCCGTTCGCCGGTCACCAACCACGCGGGCATCTACCTCGGCGACGGGCAGATGCTGCATCACCTGCATGGCCGCCTGTCCGAGACCGTACCGTACGGCGGCATGTGGGCCGAGCGCACCCGTTGCATCGTCCGCCATCGCGAGGTGCGCCATGACTGACCGTCTTCGTACGATCCGCCTGTACGGCAAGCTGGGTGCGCGCTTTGGGCGCAGGTTCCGGCTGGCGGTGAACAGCCCGGCCGAGGCGGTGCATGCGCTGTGCACGATGCTGCCAGGATTCCAGCAGTACCTGATGGGCGCAAAGGCCAAGGGCATGGAGTTTGCCGTGTTCAACGGGCGGCAGAACCTGTCGCGGGATCAGCTGCACGACCCGCCGGGACAGGATGACATCCGTATTGCGCCGGTGCTGGTGGGCAGCAAGCGGGGAGGCATTCTGCAGACGATCATGGGCGTTGTTTTGATTGTTGTTGGCGTCTACATGAACATTGCGGCCGGTGGATCCGGTACCGGATTCATCCAGATGGGTGTGGGCATGGTGGTCGGTGGCGTCGCCCAGATGCTCTCCCCCCAGCCAAAAGGGCTGGGTGCCAAAGACACACCCGAAAACGCGCCCAGCTACAGCATGAACGGCACCGTCAACACGCAGGCGCAAGGCAACCCCGTGCCGGTCGCCTATGGCGGCCATGACACCAAGGGCATGTTCATCGGCTCCGCCAAGGGCATGTTCATCGGCTCGGCCGTGATCAGCGGCGGCATCCTGGCGGAGGACCAGTTTTGAATCAGACCACTCATCCCACGCCGCGCACGCGTGGCGCAGCCACGCCAGTGCTGGCGGGTGCCAAGAAGGGCGCGAGCAACGCCCGAACCCCGGTCGAAACCGCCGACAGCCTGCACTCGATGGCGGTGGCCCGCATCATCGACCTCGCCAGCGAGGGCGAGATCCGTGGCCTGGTCGCCGGCAAGCAGTCGATCTACCTGGACCAGGTGCCGATCGAGAATCCGGACGGCACGCTGAACTTCTCCGGCGTGGACGTGCAGACGCGTTCCGGCACCCAGGACCAGGACCACATCAGCGGCTTCCCCTCCATCGAGAACGAAGTCGGGGTCAACGTCGAGCTGCGCAGCGATGCGCCGGTGGTGCGCACCGTATCGGGTGCCGATCTGTCAGCCGTCCGTATCCGCTTTGCGGTGCCGGCGTTGCAGAAGACGAACACCGAGAACGGTGATACCGAAGGCTACCGGATCATGTACGCGGTGGATCTGTCCACCGACGGCGGCCCGTTCAGCACCGTGCTGACCGATGCCTTCAGTGGCAAGACCACCAGCCAGTACGAGCGCAGCCGCCGCATCGATCTGCCTGCCGGCAGCCAGTGGCAGGTGCGCATCCGCCGGCTGACCGCCAACGCCAACAGCAGCACTATCGCCGATACCATCAACGTGCTGTCGATGACCGAGATCATCGATGCCAAGCTGCGCTATCCGAACTGTGCGCTGGCGGCGGTGCAGGTTGATGCCAGCCAGTTCCAGAACATTCCCACCCGGTCCTACCAGCTGTGGGGCCGCATCGTACGCATCCCCTCCAACTACGATCCGCTCAGCCGTCTCTACAGCGGTGTGTGGGACGGTACCTTCAAGAGTGGCTGGACCAACAATCCGGCCTGGGTGTTCTTCGACATCGTCACCAACGATCGCTTCGGCCTGGGCCATCGTGTTCCGCTGGACTGGGTGGACAAGTGGCGGCTGTACCAGATCGCGCGCTACTGCGATGAACTGGTCAGCGATGGCCAGGGCGGCAAGGAGCCGCGCTTCACCTGCAGCCTGTATCTGCAGACCCGCGCCGAGGCCTACCGCGTGCTGCAGGACATCGCCACCATGTTCCGCGGCATCAGCTTCTATGCGGCGGGGCAGGTGATGGCCTCGGCCGACATGCCCAAGGACCCGGTGCTGACCTACAGCCAGGCCAACGTCATCGAAGGGCGTTTCCACTATGCCGGCAGCAGCCGCACGGCGCGGCACACGGTGGCCCTGGTGTCGTGGATCGATCCGGACGACTTCGGCCGGCAGAAGGTCGAAGTTGTGCAGCACCTGCCTGGCGTGGCCCGCTACGGCATCAACCAGACCGAAGTGACGGCGGTGGGCTGCCACTCGCGTTCGCAGGCGCAGCGCGTGGGCAACCACATCCTGCATACCGAGATGCTGGAAACCGAGACGATCAGCTTCTCGGTGGGCCTGGATGCGCTGGGCTGCATGCCCGGTGATGTGATCCAGGTGGCCGACCCGAACCGCGCCGGCCGCCGCAATGCGGGCCGCATCCGTAGTGCGGGCACGCGCAGCCTGGTGCTGGACCGCATGCCGGAACAGATCGCGGTCGGTGACACCCTGCGTGCCACCCTGCCCAGCGGGCAGACCGAAGCACGCACGGTGCAGTCGGTGGACGGCGAGACGGTGACCGTCACCGCGCCGTGGTCGGCGGTGCCGGTGGCGCAGTCGGTCTGGGCATTGGAATCGCCGGAGCTGGCCCTGCAGCACTATCGCGTGCTGTCGATCAGCGAAGGCGAGGACCTGACCTATCAGATCACCGCGCTCAAGCACGTGCCGGGCAAGTACGCCGCCATCGACGATGGCACGCGCCTGGAACAGCCGCCGATCAGCATCATCCCGCCCAGCGTGCAGCCGGCACCGGCCAACGTGCGGATGGCCTCGCATGTGGTGGTCGACCAGGGCATCGCTACCTCCGTGCTCACGATCGAGTGGGATGCTGCAGACAAGGCGATCGGTTATGACGTGGAATGGCGCCGTGGCGATCTCAACTGGGTCCGCGCTGGTCGCGTCGGGACGCAAAGCCTGGAAGTGCGGGGCGTCTACGCAGGCGAGTATCTGGCCCGCGTACGCGCGGTCAATGCGCTGGGCGCGGTGTCGCAGCCGACGCTCAGCGCGCTCACCACCATTGAAGGCAAGACGACGCCGCCACCGGCATTGACCTCGCTGACCGCGCGCAGCAGGGTGTTCGGCATCGAGCTGGGCTGGCAATTCCCGGCAGGCGCCACGGATACCGAACGCACGGAGCTCTGGTACAGCACCAGCCCGGATCGCGCAGCGGCCATCAAGCTTGGCGACTTCGCCTATCCACAGTCGCGGCACCAGATGAACGGTCTCGCGGCGGGCGCACGCTTCTGGTTCTGGGGGCGCCTGGTCGATCGCAGCGGCAACGTGGGTCCGTGGCATCCGGTGGAGATGGGTGTTCTGGGCGAGTCCAGCAGCAACCCATCGGACTACGACGCCTATTTCGCCGGCCGCATCAACGAAAGCGCGCTGGGCCAACAGTTGAAGGGCAAGATCGAGCGCGTCACCGAAGTGCTGCCGCTGGTCTGGGATGCCGAGGCAACCTACAGCCCAGGGCAGACCGTCATCCACGACGGCAGGATCTGGAGCTGGCAGGGCGCCGCTGCAGGCAACGAGACGCCGCCGGGCAGCCACTGGAAGAACATCGGCGACGCGATCGCCGAGGCGGGTGCCATCGTCGGCCGTGTCGACCAGCTGGAAATGGACGTGACCGACGTCGATGGCAAGGTGGCTGCGCAGGGGCAGAAGGTCGACGGCCTGTTCGCCCAGGTCAGCGACCACACTGCCGGCGAGGAGGACTACAACGTCGGCGAGAACGATGTCAGCGCCGGTGCCATCACCGTCTACAGCGTGATGGCCGAGAAGGACGCGGCACTGGCCAAGCGCGTGGACACGGTCGAAGCGTCCATCGAAGGTGTTCCAGGCAAGATCGAGGGCGTCAGCGCCGCGGTCCAGCAGGTCTCGCAGGCCGTGGTCAACCTGGATGGCAAGGTCAGCGCGACCTATACGGTCAAGGCGCAGATCACCAGCGCCGGGCAGATCTACATGGCCGGCATGGGTCTGGGCGTGGAGCAGCAGCCAGATGGCAGCTATCAGAGCCAGATCCTGATGCAGGCTGATCGCTTCGCGCTGATCAACACCAACAGCGGGCAGGTCAGTGCGCCCTTCGTGGTGCAGGGCGGGCAGACCTTCATCAGCCAGGCACTGATCGGCAACGGCTGGATCCAGAACGCCATGATCGGCGACGTGATCCAGTCCAATGCGGTTGGTGCCGGCGGGCAACCGCGATGGAGGCTCGACAAGAACGGCACGCTGACGATGAACGGCCCCGAGAACGGCGGCCGCCTGACCATCAATGACAGTGTCATCCACGTTTACGACAGCAACGGCCGCGTCCGCGTCCGCATGGGGATCTGGTAATGGCAACAGGTATGCAGATATTCGGCCCGGATGGGCAGATGTGGTTCGACACCAATGATCGTGCCGGCAAGATCATGGGCACTCTCTCGGTCGTTGGAAGCTCGTCCAGCAGCGTGGGCCTGGCCGGCCTGGGTGAGCCATTTGCCATCCTGCCCAGCCCTGGCTCCGACAGTTGGCAGGACCAGAATGGCAATCAGTTTTCCGCGCCTGCGCTTGGGTACATGTCGTTTGTCGACGGCGGCAATACATTGCGGATGCAGTTCACGTTCTCGCCGATTGCCAACCCGACTGCTTCCATCTACTACGGAGTCTTCTGATGTCTGTTGGTCTTGAAGTCACCAATGACAGCGGCGTTCCGGTTCTTGTGAACGCACATTCCTTCGTCTTCTTTTCGATAGCCAAGGGCACGCAGTCCATTGCAAGCAATACGTCCGCCTATGGCGCGAGCGGGTTTGTAAGCCTTCCCGCACAGAGCGTGCCGTACCTGGTGTTCATCCGCTGCAATGGCGGATCCGCACAGGTGATGTCAGCGCTGAATGGCTTTTACTGGAGCATGGGGCAAGGGACCACCAGCTTCGAGTGGTGGGCATGGGGGCGGGCGGTCAACAGTGGAAGTACAGGCATGCAGGTCTACAACGCCGACGGATCCATCCAGTGGGATATGTCAAACCGTCCACTGCGCATCGCTGGTTTGGTCGATAAATCGGGTGGAAGTGTTCCAGGCTTTACCGAGATGTCCACCGACAATGTGAGGCAAGGGCCACTGTTCAACGGTCCTGGTGAGAATCTCGCCTATCTGATGTCCGACATTGGACTGTGCCATGACATCTACGCCTACTACGGAAGTGGCCCGACCATTCGCGGCAACATGCGCTATCAGCCGTACATCAATACTCCAAATGCTTCGCAGGTGCGATTGAACTACTGCAGGCGTAGAGAGAACCGTCAACGTTCGTTGAGCGGCGCTTCCTACCAGAGTTTCACGGGGCAGTTGCCGAACTTCCTGATTGCCGCACACACCTACTAG